GGTCATCAAGCTGGAGGCGCGCGAGTATGAGCGCCAGATCGAGGCCCTGAACGACCGCCTGTCGGCCGCTTTCAAGCGCATCGACGATCTGGAGGGGACGCGGGATCAGCAGAAGGGCGCCAAGGCCTTGGTCGATTGGCTGCGTCAGACCGCGCCGTGGCTGCTGGCCGGCATCGCCGCCTTCGTCGCGGGCATCAGCATCAAAAACGGAGCCGGAGCATGAGCCGCAAACCGCCCCGCTGGTGGCCGCAGGTGATCAACCTGCCTCGCACCACGACCATTCTCGCCCTCGGCTTCCTGGCCGGCAACCTGCTGTTCCTGCCGATGATCGCCTGGCTGGGCGACATGGTGGCAGAGCGCTACGCCGATGCCGTCATGCTGGTGGCGTCCATGTTCAAGGACGGGATGCTGCTGATTCTGGGCTTCTACTTCGGCCGGAACCAAGCGGCTGATACGGGCTAGAGCAGGCACCGATCTCGCTGGCTGGCCTCTTCGCACCTGCGCCTGAGCTGAGCCCAGGTCGCTTTGCCCTCGATCCCGAAAACGTCTGACTGTGTGTAGCCTTCCCGCAAAAGAGCCCTGCGCACTTCGCTGGGAATGCGGAAGTTGCCGCTGTCGGCCAACTCCAAGGCGCGCTCGATCACTGACGTTTGCCTCATTCCAGACCTCCCCTGTCAGGCGAGTCTGAACGCAGATGTCTCGGCTAAGGTTGCGGCGCGGGGCGAGGCTGGGCTCAACCCACGGCGATCCAGAAGAGCACGCCGAAGATCGCCAGACACAGGGCGATCAGCACAGACTCCATCACCCAGCCGACCCGGTTTCGATGCTTGCCCGGCATCTCGTGTCCCTTTTGCTGAACGATGATTTTTAGGCCGGCTCGACGCACCTGTCCATCCAGCGAGCCATCCCCATCACAATCTGAACTGGAGACCGACATGGACCGTAAGGCCCTGTTCGACGCCGTGCGCCCCCATGCGCCGGGCGGAAAGCTGAAGCCCGACTGGGTGCCGATGATCGACGCCCTTGCCGATGCAATGGGCCTGCCTCGGGCGGCCGACGCTCCTGGGGATCCCGACCCAGAACTGATCGCTGCATTGAAGAAGGACGAAGGGCTGCGGCTCAAAGCCTATCCCGATCCGCTTTCGCCTCGCGCAAAGACCGGCAAGGGCTCCGGCGCTCCGTGGACGATCGGGTACGGCCGAGCGCGCGGCATCCAGGAAGGCCAGGTCATCACCGAAGCCACCGCCGAGGCTTGGCTGATCGAGGACGCCCGCGAGCACAACCGGGTGATCCACGCCGCCTTGCCCTGGCTGAGGCACCTCGATCCGGTGCGGCGGCGCGTGATCGAGAACATGCACTTCAACATGGGCTGGGACGATCCGAAGACGCCGCAGCGCGAGGGCTTGTCGGGGTTCGTCAACACGCTGGCGCATGTCGAGGCCGGCCGCTACGCCCAAGCCGCTGCCGGGATGCGCGCCAGCCTGTGGGCCAAGCAGGTGAAGGGGCGGGCTGACCGCCTCGCGCGCGAGATGGAAACCGGGAGGGTTCGGCAGTGATAGCCACGGTCCTGGCCCTCTGGCGCACGTTCCCGCCGCGCACCTGGCTGATCCTCGCCGTCCTCGCCGCCTTCCTGATCTTCGGGGCCTACTGCGCTCACAGGGGCGCACAGGGCGTCCGGGACCGTCAAGCGACCGAGCAAACCAAGACCGAAGCGAAGGCCGCCAGCGCACGGGAAACGGCCTCCGGCGAACGCCTGACTGACACCATCACCATCCGAGACCGGCAAGAGGAGAGAGACCATGCCGCGCAAGCCCTTCCTGACGGCGTGCCTGATGAGCGTGAGCTTAGGCGCCGCTGTCGCCAGCTGCGGGACGCTGGGCGCAGCCCGCCCGCCTGTCGAGGACTTGAGGGTCCAGCCTAAGCCGGTCCCGCCGGAGGACGTGCTGACCAGCCGGATCGCGGGTGAGATGCACGACAACGCCGTGGAGGCGTGGGGCGAGGCGGGATGGGCGCAAGTCGGGCGCCTGTGCCGGTTCTTCGATGAGATGGGGATGAAGGGGCTGAGTTGCCCGCCGCCGCCTGAGTTGCCGCCCAGGCCTGGCTAACCTCTCCGGGATTGCCGGACCGCCGATCCAGCGTCGAGCCTCAGGCTCCGCTATCGAGGCCCGCTCTCTTCGGAGGGCGGGCTTTTGTCTTTCCATGTGTCCGCACCACGGATCGTTTGGCTGCTTCGGCGCTAAGCCTAGGAGGGCTTCTTCATGTCCTGAGCGTTCTCCTCCAACGCATGCAGGGCAGGCAGTGAGATAAAATATGTATCGGTCACTTCGGTGTTTTCGCCCTGCACATCTAAGGGGTTGTCGAATCCGATCACACTACAGTTATTCATCTTCGCGCCGCTTCCCATGACGATCGCGGCATGCGGTCTAGCATTATGGGAGGGGTTGTTGCTTCCCGCAGCAGCGATTGGTAATTTCCAGAATACTAGGATGCCAAGCCACCCCAACCCGCCGACAACAAAAGCCAAGGCGGCTAGAGGTTGGACTAGTTGATGCGCCGTAGGTGTATAACCGGCGAGGAAGGCGGGGACGCTTAATGCTGCTATCCCAGCAAACACATTCTTGGTCGAGGTGCGAAGTTCCATATTGTTCTTGTATCCGAATTTTCACGGTCGGCCCTTAGATGGCGGTCAACAACCCATTTGATAGTGGTCGCTGAAGCTCTCGAGCGATCTCCCAAGGCGCGTTCATCCAGGTCTCGATCTCGTCCGGCTCGGTCAGGATCACCGGCATGGCCTTGGGGTGGACCGACTTCACCGGCTCGCTGGGCTCGGTCGTCAGGAAGGCGAACAGGTCGCACGTCTCCATGCCGGTCTTGATCTTGCGCACGCAGGTCCAGTCCTGGACATGGATGCCGGCGAAGAAGGCGAGGGGTTCGGGATCGTCGCCGGCCAGCTCGAACCAGACCGGCCGGTATTTCCCCTCGGCGTCGCGGCCGGGCTCGCTGAAAGACGTAAAGGGGACGAGGCACCGGTTCTCGGGCCGGAGCCAGGGGCGCCAGTGCGCGGACGAGGTGTTGCGCACGTTCGTGGTCCCGCTGTCCGGCTCAAGCTCCAGTAGTTTCGGAAAGTCCACCTCCTTGCCCTTGGCCCGCAGCTTGTCGGCCCGCCTGGTCGCCGCATCGAGCAGAGCCTTGCGTGACGAGGGCAGGCCCCAGCGCGCCGTGGTCAGGATCCGGTCGTCGCCGTCCCAACGCACGATCGGAGCGCTGTAGTCAGGATACACGTCGCCGGGCGCCAGGTTGCCCACGTCCGAGCGCATGGCCCTGGCGGCGTCCATGATGGCCTGCGGCCCTGAGCGCTGGCGGTAGAGGTTGCACATAAGCGGAACCGATCACGGCTTTCGCGCGCTGTCGAGTCGCAGAGGCGGCTGTTGGAGCGGTGGCCCGCCAGATTGCGCCGCTCTCCCCCTTCTTCGGTGACGCGCACTGAAACCTCTCACCTGATCAGCCAGGGGCCTCTTTCTTTGGCGCCACCCATTGACCCAGCTCCATTCGGTAGCCGAGCGCCTTCAGTTGCGCCCGACGCTTCTCGCTGAGCGCCCACCATGCGTCGTCTCGGTCGGTGATGGTGTCGAGCGAAGCGGAAAACTGACTGCTGCAGTCCTTGAAGGTGACGATGCCGGGGCAGCCTGGAATGCGACACGGCGGATGCTTGTTCGCCAAGCGGTAGTCCCCGCCCTTAGCCTTGGCGATGCGTTTCAGGTCCGCATCTCCGTAGTGGTTCACTGAGACGTCGCAGTGCCAGCGGATTTTGGCGCCGCGCTCGATCATGCGGCTTATGAGTTCGGCCATTGATCAGGCGTCCGGCTGCCCCTCGGCCAGAAGCGAAGCTCCTGACCGTCGCAAGGCAAGGCCCGCCTGCATCCTGGCTATGGAGCCCGGCACCTTGACCTCGATCTCACGCAGGATGGCGCCGGAACCAGCACGACCGTCTGCCGTCGTCAGGTCCAGCCCGGTCAGGCGCAGCATCAGCGCGGCCAGTTCCTTGTCCTGCTCGCTCATTGCGGCCGCCCCACCAGACGCATGCCGGCGACGAGCCCGGCGACCAGGTCGACTGTCGGGGCAGGGGTGTCCGCGCGCTCGCGCTGTTCCAGGTCGCGGTCCAGCTTCTCCAGATCGCGGGCGAAGGCCTCGTCGGGGCCAAGGGGTTTCGTTTCCATCTTCGTCCTCACGCTCGTTTCTGGAAGGGGGTTACGGTGCCTGCCTTGCCGCTGCAGAAGTCGCTCCAGGCGTCCATGAGCGCGCGCCGCTTCTCCATGGCCTGGCCGCGGCGATAGGCACGGCGCACCGCCGACCCGACAGTATGGGCGAGGGCTTCTTCACTGATCTCGTCTGCGAAGCTCGTGCAGTCGACGGCCCAGTCCTTGAAGGCTGACCGGAAGCCGTGCGGCGTGGCGTCTGTGACGCCCATCTTCCGCATGGCCATAGCCAACGCCATATCTGAGAGCGGGCCTTTAAGTCCGGGGAAAATCAGACCGCTACGGTGACCACGATCTACGCGGGCGAGAATCTTCAGTGCCGCCTCCGACAGAGGAACTCTGTGCTCGGCGCCAGCTTTCATGCGCGCGGCGGGGACGATCCACACGTCGCCGTCGATCTCCTCCCAAACAGCGCCGCGCACCTCGCCGGAGCGGGCGGCGGTGAAGATGAGGAAGGCCAGGGCAAACGCCGAGACGCTCTTCCGCGTGGCGAGTAGCTCTATGAAGGCGGGGACGCTTTGATAGGGCATGGCCGCATGATGCCCGCCGCCGCGCTTCGTCGCTGGAAGCAGCTTGTCGAGGTGCCCCTTCCACCGAGCGGGGTTGTCGCCTGTTCGTAACCCCTTGGCCGTTGCTGCATCGAGAATGCGCTCGATGCGATTACGCACACGCCGGGCGGTTTCGGGCCGCGAAGTCCAGACCTTCCGCAGGTCGCGGAGAACCATTTCAGTGTCAACGTCGGTCACCGACGACCGCCACACCGTGGGGGCGTGCTGTTTGAGCGATGCTTCCCATTGAGGCCGCTGCTTAGCGGACCGCCAGGTCGGCTCAAGATCGTCCATCAGATCCGAAGCGACGCGCGCGAAAGGCGTGCGCTCTACAGCTGCGCGTTCCTCGCGCCGGGTCTCGATGGGATCGATGCCGTCGCGAAGGAGCCGCCGCGCGTCATCAGCTCGGTGCCGCGCTTCCTTAAGGTCGACGTCGATAAGAGAGCCCAAACCCATCTCACGGCGCCGCCCCCGGAATTTGAAGATCAACACCCAAAACCGTCCGCCTGCTTGGTCGACGCGCACATAGAGACCGCGCCCGTCGAGGTGCAGTCCTGGCTCGCGGATAGCCTTGAGCGTGACGTTGGTGAGCAGGTTGTAGGAAGCCATATCCTCTCCGAGAACGGAACCAGAACATAGCATCACGACGGGAGCGGTCGCCTCCCTAACTCTCTCCCTACCCGAAGAGCGCAACTGCCCGTGGACGCTGACGGACACCAGCGGACGAAAATGCCCGTGGCGCAAGGGTTTCAGCGGGTGGGGTGTGGATAGCTGCGGACGCCGATGGACAGGTATGTGGCGGACAGGGTGGGATTCGAACCCACGGTAGGCTTCCACCTACGGCGGTTTTCAAGACCGCTGCCTTAAACCACTCGGC